ATGGCCACCCTTCAGTCCACCCTTCGGCTGACGCTGCAGGACCGCGTCTCGCAGCGGGCGGGGGGCATCTCGGCCATGATGGACCGCCTGCGTGGCCAGTCGCGGATGCTCGGCCGCTCGACGGGCGCGGACGGCTTCGGCCGTCTCGCCGGGCGCGTGATTGCGCTCGGCGGTGCCTACATCGGTCTCAGCCAAGCCTATCGCGGCACGATCGGTGCCGCGATGGACTTCGAGAGTTCGATGGCCGACGTCAAGAAGGTGGTCGACACCTCGCCGGAGGGCTTCGCGAAGCTCCGCAAGGAGGTGCTCGACATCTCCAAGCGGCTCCCGATGGCCGCATCGGGGCTTGCCGACATCATGGCCGAGGCCGGGCAGGCGGGTATCGCGGTGCGCGATCTCGGCCGCTTCACCGAGTTCACGGCGAAATCGGCCGTCGCGTTCGGGATGGAGGCGGGGAACACCGGCAATATCTTCGCCAAGCTCCGCAACGTCTACCAGCTCACCCAGACCGATATGGAGGGGCTGGCGGACGTCACAAACCATCTCTCCAACAACATGGCGGCGCGCGCCGACGAGATCCTGGACTTCACCAACCGGGCATCTGGCGCGGCGACGGGGCTGCGACTGACGGCAAAGGAGATTTCGGCGATCGGTGCGGCGATGGTCGCGTCCGGCATCGTGTCGGAGACCGGCGCGCGCGGCCTGAACGCCCTGACGACGAACCTCGCAAAACCCGGCAAGAAGACCCACCAGGCGTTCAGGGCGATGGGCATCTCGTTCAAGGAATGGCGGAAGCTCCGGGACAAGAACGGTCCCGAGGCGATGCGCCTCCTGTTCGAGACGCTGAACAAGATGGATCCCGACGCCGCCATGGGCGCGATCGCGGATCTCGTGGGCAAGGACTTCTCCGACGACTTCATGAAGCTCGTCAACAATCCGAAGGTGCTCGGTGAGGCCTTCGGCTACGCGGCCGATGAGGCGGCCTACGCCGGTTCGGTCCAGACCGAGTACATGAACCGGGCCGATACAGCCGCGAACAAGATCGCCCTCCTGATGAACAATCTGAAGGCGGTCGGGATCCAGATGGGGGCCAGGCTCGCCGAGGTGTTCGGGGATGTGGCGAAAGATCTCGCCGATGCGCTCCGCGGCGACGATCTCAAGACGAGCATCTTCGACCGCATCGGCGCCGCCTACGCCGGCTTCACCAAGGGGATCGGCGGCACGAACTCCGATCCGTTCAAGGCCCTGAAATCCGGGCTGAAGGATCTCCGCCGCTTCGTGTTCGGGACGCCCATCACCGACGACATGATGCCGTGGGAGATCCGGGACGTTCAGAAGCGGGACGAACAGTCCCTAGCCGGCATCTCGCGCCGCTTCGAGGACCTGGGTGCTTCGCTTCGCCAGATCGCGGATGGCGATGTCGCCAGCGGCGTAAGGCGGCTAGGTACGGCCCTTGGAAGCCTCACCGGCGCCGCGTCGGGGATCGGCGTCGGCCTTGGTCTGCTCTCCGTTGCCGGCGGCCTGAAGGCGCTCAGCCTGTCGCTGAAGCTCGGCTTCGCCCTCTGGGGTCCGCTCCGGCTTCTTGCTCTTGCTGCTGGCATCTCGGCGATCATCGACGCGGCTTCCAACGCGGGCTCGTTGAGGGAGTTCGCCGACGCGCTGTCGGGTCTTTCCAGCCTGCAGTTGGGAGCCGTGGCACTCACACTCGGGATCATCGCGTGGCGGATGCGGTTCGTTGCCGGCTGGGCAGTGAAGGCGGCCAAGGCCATTCGGGGGTTCCGCCTTGCCAGATCCGGAGGAAAGGGGCCTTCACCTGGCGAGCCGGCAAAGCCTCAGGGCCGGCCACGCGGACGATGGAAGCCGCCACAGCCAAAGCCGGGCCCGTGGGGAGAGAGACCAATTCCGCGTAGTCCCTCCCATCGTGGTGGTGTTCGTCCGGGTCAGGTGCCCACCGTTCGGGCGCCTGCACCGCCTCCCTCGCTGTCGGCCCGCCTCCTGACCACCCTCGGCAAGGTGCTGGAATCGCCTGCCTTCATCGGAGGTATGGCGGCGTTCGACCTGGCGCGGACGTCCGGCTCGGTGACGCAGAGCGGCACCTGGCAGCTCATCCTGGAGCGGATTCACAAACGCTTCGACGACACGTTCGGAGCGGCGGAGGCGTCCTCCGCCCAGTACCCCGAGCTGAAGGCCATTCTTGAACGCATGTCGGCCGGTCCTCAGGACGTCATCGGCGGCCCTGTGACAACGCAGCCAAGCGGTGTCCAGGACGTGAACCTGACCAACCCGCCGCCTCGGCCGAACGTCAACGTTGCGGCGACGTTCAATGTCTACGAGGCGCAGGACGCAGACGCCTTCAGTCGGGACGTGGGGCGAAAGCTCAGCGACATGGTGTCGGGCGTCCAGGCCGACCTCGAAGCGACGCCGGGGTACTGACCGCCATGCTCTACATGATGGGGTCCCTGACCTTCGACACGTTCCCGTTCAACGTCGACGAGGTCGAGCGCACGGCTGATGCGGTGCTCGCATCGAAGCCGCTGATCGGGACGGCCAACGGTAAGGAGTTCACGGGCGAGGGCGACGAAAAGATCGTCCTCAAGGGGCAGCTGCTGCCCTCGAAGATTGGCGGGCTGACCGAGCTGGAGCTTGCGCATTCGATGCGCCGCAACGGCGTCCGCTTCCCGCTGCAGCGGGGCGACGGGTTCCGCTATCCGAGCTGGTACGCGATCGCGAAGATCAGCGAGGGCCACAAGGAGCTGATGCGCGATGGCGTCGGCTTCGTCATCACCTACACGATCGAGATCGAGAGCGTGCCGCCGGATGAGGGCGATGGTCAGCAGATCATCTTCGGCCTTCTGTCGCTGTTCGGCGCGCTGTGAGCCTGGAACGGGGGTGTGAAAATGCCTGAGGCCGTGACTGTGCGAGGCGAGGACATCACCCTCGAGCTGCTTCTCTGGCGTTGCCATGGTGTGCGCGGCCGTGAACTTGTCTCCGCCTCGTTTGATGCCAATCCCGGGCTCGCCGCGAAGGGGGCCTTCCTGCCACTCGGCACCGTCGTTTCGCTGCCCGACCTGCCGGCGCTGACCTCGTCCACGCGGAAGGTCGTGAGCCTTTTCGACTAGTCCCCGACGCGCGTTCCGCGTTTGCCGCCCCTCGTCCTGGTGAATCACACATGCCCTGGAAAGTGGATTGGCGCGTCGAGGTCGACAGCGTCGACATGACGTCGCGCATGCGCCCGTATCTGGCCTCGATCGAGGTGACCGACCGGGACGGCAGCGCCGGCGACACGTGCTCGCTGGAGTTCGACGACACCGGGGGGCAGGTGAAGCTTCCGAAGGATGGCGCGAAGGTCGAGGTCTGGCTGAACGAGGTGTCGGTGTTCGCCGGCACCGTCGACAACGTCCGCTCGCGTGGAGCGAAGCAGGGCGGCCGGACTCTCTCGGTCCGCGCCAAGGGCTTCGACAGTCGCGGCAAGGTCAAGGAGCCGCTGTCATTCCATCTCGATGATGCCACGCTGCAGGAATTCCTGGACAAGGCGGCAGGCCAGGCCGGGCTCTCCGGCATCAGCGTTTCCGAAGGCCTCGCCGGCATCACGCGCGACTACTGGTCGGCCGAGGGCGAGAGCTTCCTGCACCTCGGCCAGAGGCTGGCACGCGAGCTGGGCGCTACTTTCAAGATCCGCGGCGACCGGGCGGTGATGAAGGAGAGGGGCGATGGTAGGGCTCCGTCCGGTCAGAATCTGCCTACCGTCGTTGGCCGGGCCGGCCCCGGCGGCAACGTGATCAATTGGGACGTTTCGCCCTTCAAGGGGCGCTCGGCCTTCCGGCGGGCGAAGGTCCGCTATTTCGATCGGGAGGAGGCGACCTTCAAGGAAGAAGAGATTGACTTCGAGCTGGAACGCGACGGACCGGACGCGACCAATGTCGTTCGTGTGCCGGCGGCCGACCAGGTGCAGGCCCGGGAAGTGGCGGCGGCGCGCAAGCGCGACGCCGAGCGGGACACCGGGGGCGGATCGGTCGAGGTTGACCTCGTCGAGACGGCCTATGCGGAGGCGGATTTCATCGTTATCGGCATTCGGCCTGGTATCGACGGCACCTACCGGATCACCTCACGTACGCATCGCGCGAACAAGAACGGGGGTGCGGTGACGTCCGTCGAGATCAAGCAGCCGCAAGGTAGTGCTGAAACGGAGCGGTAGAGCGAGGTGCAGCCCCAACTGAGAAGTACCTCCGCACCCGGGGGGTTATTCGGTATTGCTTGAGTCGAGCTTATGAGCCATCCGATTACTGATCGGCGCCGGGATTGTCTATCCTTTGAATTCCTCCATCAAAAGCCGGCGAATATCATATTGCAAGCTACCACACTCGATAAGTTTCGAAGCGTCATCTTTAGTGAATGCTGAGAAAATATTAGTTTGTGATTTGCCACTGCGTTCAATTTTATTTTGCTTTAGTATTTGATATGATAGTAAATTGGGATATATAAGAGATTGTATTCCGCCATTATTATGTAATTCATTAAAAGCAGTACTCGTTACTTCCTCTATTTTTTGCTTTGATCTCATTTGGATTTGATTTCGTGAAGTCTTTTCCGTAGAGAGGAGATCATAATCAAGAAGGATCATATAAAATGTGTATATGGCATCCTTGGCGTCAGAATATAGCTTATCTGAGTACAAATCCATCCTTTCCATCGTTTTTAAGTCAAATAGAATTTCTTCTTTCTCGATCTTATTTCTGTAAATAATTTCATCGGAAATCGGCGGTTTGGCGAAATGATTTACATATTTGTCGAGGATTTGTCTGGCAAGAAAGGAGCGAGAGCAGGGGTAGTCTCGGTCAAAAACAAAGTATTCTATTGCAATTAGGCTGGTCATTAATTTTCCGAATTCGAATAGGGCAGACCTTCCTTTGTAGTTTTCTTTGTATAGAGATTTCTCGTAAATATTATCGGGAATTTTCCAAAGATCGTGCATAAGAAGATGCATTGCCTCGGTATTGTTTGGCAATATGTGCTTAAAGTATTCGATATCTGCGCTCTTCTGGCTCATGAGGTCTTGGTATTCGACGAGCGACTTTGTTAGTTGAACGATTTGCTTGCTGAGTCTTTCGTTCTCTTCCAGGAGTTCGCGAGTTGACATGCCGAGTTTACGACTCCGATCCTTTAGGCTCCGTACCTTGCGAAGAAGTGCGATCGCTATGGCGATCGACGGTGTGAGGATCGTCAGAAGGGCGGCGACTGCAGCAATCAGTTTGTTTTCCGAGATCCAAAGGGCGGCTTCGTAAACCTGATCATTCATCCGCATCACGCCTTTTCGATCGAGCATGTGAACACTTGAAAGAAGTTGGAGAGGCAAGGGTAAGCCAACTCCAACCACAAAATCCAACCAACTTTGGCGATTTCGGTGCCCGAGTGGCCCCGCTCTGAGCGGGGCTTTTTGATTCCAGGAGACCCCGCATGACGATCCCCGCCACGTGGCTTCCCGCCGCGACGATGACGCGCGTCATCCTTCACTGGTCGACCGGCGCGCACACCGCCTCGGCGCTCGACCGCGCCCACTATCACTTCATCCTCGAGGGCGACGGCAACGCCGTCCGCGGCGATCGTTCGATCAAGGACAATGAGGGTCCGATCCACGGCAACTACGCGGCCCACACGCGGGCCTGCAACACGGGCTCGATCGGCGTGTCGCTCGCCTGCATGGCGGGCGCAACCGAGAGCCCGTTCCGGTCTGGTCGCTACCCGATGACCAGGATCCAGTGGGACGCGATGATCGACTTCGTCACCGATCTTTGCCGCGCCTACGATATCGCGCCGACGCCGGAGACAGTCCTCTCGCACGCGGAAGTCGAAGGCAACCTCGGCATCTGGCAGCGTGGGAAGTGGGACTACACGCGTCTTTCTTTCGACAGCGGCATCAAAGGTGCCCGCGTGATCGGGGACCGTATCCGCGCTGCCGTCAAGGCGCGCTTGGCCGAGGGCATCTCCGAGCGGGAGATCGAGGAACCGCTTGGCGGTGAGCGTGGCGAGTCTGTTCCGATGGCGCTCTACGGCAGCACCACGGCGCCCTGGCTCAATTTCCGACGCGCGCCCATGGGCGACATCATCGGCGGCCTGCCGCGGGGCACTCCGCTGACGATCCAGGACGTCGACGACGGCTGGTACCAGGCCCGCACGCCGGCCGGTTATCTCGGCTGGGTCAGTGGTCACTACGTCCGCCTCGACTGATCCGCCTGCCGAAGATCCGCTTTCATCTCTCCCGATCTCACCCGCCGCCCTTCGAGGCGGCTTTTTTGTTGGAGGACTATGTCATGGACATCAGGAAAGTTTCGAAGGCCATCGCAGGCGCCGTGGCCGCTGGAGCGACCGCGCCCGGCGTGATGGCCGTCTCCATTCCGCAGGGCGTCGAGGCCCCGTGGTGGGGCTACGTGCTCGCCGGCGTCGTCTCGGCACTAATCAGTTACGCCGGCGTGTGGTTCGCACCGGCAAACAAGGCCGGCAGCTGAAGCTGCCGGCCGGGCCGTGCGGCGCAATCCTGAAACGCTTCGAGACGCGCGAGGATACCGATGGCAGGTGGAAACCTGGATGACGATCAGATCACCAAGGCAGCCCTTGGGACCCTGGCAGAGCGCGTCTCGAGCCTCGAGGCGATGACGAAGGAGGCTCGTTCGGATCGGACCCGCATGGAGCGGGAGATGCGTGAGCTTCGCCAGGAGGTGAAAGACGGATTTGACGAGTTCCGCAAGGCGTTGATGCCGCTCGTGACGATGGCCTCGGCCAGCAAGATGCTGCTCGCGCTGATGTTTGCCGGCATCACGGCTGCTGGTGTTTTGTTCGCGATCGCCGACCGTGTCTGGTCATGGATTGCGGGGAGGTGAGAGACGGGATCGACCGTAGGTGGACAGTCCGCCTTTCAAGTCGATCAAAGACAAATTCTCGACAATATTCGGCCGAAACTAACTGTAATATGCTGGCTCAGTAAGGTCCTCAGCATTGCTCCTCGATAATTGGCCTTAGCGGACGTAGTAATGCCGAAAGCTATATATCCTTATTCCAATTATTCTCGTTTCGTATCGCGGAGAGATGATTACTTAACAGTGACCAAGTTATGGTTGGTGAAAATCACCTCTTTCGAGGCAGATAAGATCGCTAAGTATTCACATTTACTTATTCTTATTCTTATTCCTTTTTTTTCTTGACCCTTCTGGATTAGGCATAGGCGGAGTGTAACTAACAAAATCTACGCCAATTCGTGAAAGATGATTTCCAGTCATCTGGAGAAATCGGTTCGCATAGGCATCTCTAACCTGGCTTACCAAGCGAAAGCGGACGGGTTTGAGGACCCCCGAAATCTTCCCGCCTTGCTCGATCGACTGCGATAGCCTGAAAGCCCCGACGAATTTATTCCCTCCATTTTCGGAGATAATCTCGTCCTCATAGTTGACGAAGAAGAATTCAGTGACCGGTTGCTGCGCCGGCATCATCGAAAGCGCCGTCATTCGCCCATCTAGGCTGAAGAAGACGTACTTCCCAAGTTCAGCTTTCAGAAGTGCCTTGCTCGGCGCTTCTTCGTCGTTCAAGTGCACTCCAACCAACGGCCGCAACGGATGCATTGCTTCAAGCCACTTCTGGCTGGCATTCGGCCTTCTCGAAACCATGTCGCATGCTGGGGACGCGCACATGATGAATTCGCCGGTCTCCTCGTCGCGGAGGATGGTGCCGGTCGTAGGATGCTGGCGCCGGAACGGTTCTGAAGCAAGGAATTCGTTGAGGAGCAGCAAAACCTCCTGCTCGTCGTGCCCGTCCTCATGTCTGGCCAGTTTCATTGCCGCCTCAAATTTATGAGGAAGCGGTTCACTGTCTTTCGCTACCCACCCGATCCTCCCCAACTCCCTAGTAAGGACAGACGACGCCGACTGAATGAGATCGGGATCGTTCGCTACGCGAAACCGAATGGTTTCGACCAGCTTGTCGATGGTGAGGTGAAGGGCTGGCAGTGCCGAATTGTCACCCGCACCCTTCACGCCTTCGCTCATTGACCACAGCAGGTAGTAGGCGAGGCCTAGCTGCATTGATTTGTCATTAAGGTGAAGCCTGGCGGTAGAAAGAGCGTGCAGCTCGAGGACATTCTGGATCTCGGCCAGTACGATCTGTAGGATGTTCGGGCACCAGCTCTTCAGAGCTTCGTCTAGACATGTGAAAATCTCAGAAACGGCGACGCGCCCCTGGTTCTCGTCAGCGCCTCCATGACGTTTCCCCATGATCGCGATGAAGCACTGCCCAGCTTGCACCCAGCGAACATCGCCCTCGCACATACCTTCAATATCTCGGCGCTCGAACTCTGCGAGGCGGGTGCTGCCCCGAAACCGCTGGCGTATCTTCTCCGATACGGCGGCGTGGAGCACGGTCGAGCATTTCCCAGGGTCGATCCCGGCTTCTTTGAATTTCCCTATCAATTCGCCTTTGGCTTTTTTATAGGCTTGGGTGGCTCTTCCCGTGATGACCCCGTCCAGAAGCGATGTGGTGATCTCTTCGGCGAGGATGGTGTCGACGTGTTCGTCCCACAAATCTTCAATGCCTTCGTCGATGACGATATCGTTCGCAGAACGCCAACCTCCACGCATTGCTGCGGCGATTTGTTGCCATACTTCGTTCAAGTCGTTGGACTGGGTATAGACGATCACCGTGTTGAAGTGGGAGCTGTCGGACAGTTTTCTCATGATGTCCAGCGACTTTTCTATGTCGTCTACACCAAGATTGTAGTCAAGGACTATGAGGTCGCTCTTGCGGATTCGCTCGATGTCAGATTCGCGAAACTCTTCGGACCAGTTCGCGATGTCGCAGGGAAGCTTGTGAGAGTGAAAGAACGCGTATAGTTCGCCGGCCCGTTCGATCTCCACTCTCGGCTTGCTGTCGTCTACTCCATTGATGAGCTCTGGATAGGATGGAAACTGGTCGTCGATGACAAATGCGGTTCGCAGGGACGGGTATCCGAATGCTTTGATGATGGCCGCATCGTAGGCTTCGTCACGCATTTGTGCTCATGCCTTTGAATTCGATGACTAGATTCGCGCCCGAAAGAATCTTCGGGTCCTGGTCGTTGGCGTAGCGAATCGTATGTCCTGCGACTGCAAGATTGGCTCTACAGAGATAAAGTCCTACTCCGCGGCCCCCTAGGCGACGAGTAAAGAACAACTCGAAGATTCGTTCGGCATCGTCTGGATCGACACCAGGCCCAGAATCCGCCACGATCACTAGCCCGTCTTGCAAGTCGAGGACGATCCGTCGATCTTCCGATTTGGAACACCAATATAGCGCGTTGTTTACGAGGTTGATGAAGACCGGGAATATTCGGGATTTGAGGTCGTTTACAGACAGGGATCTAAAACTCTCCGTCGCTTCGAAGCTCACACGCGACGTCTTCAAGAGGCGATCGAAGTAATCGCGCAGGTAGTCGGCGATCTCATTCCCGCTTATAGAAGTGCGACTTCGGTAACCCCCAATCTTCAGCGGCGATAGGAAGCGAAGCCGGTCGGCAAGCGAGTTGTGGGCCTCCAAAGCCAGCTTGTAGGCAGGCGAACGACGAACCGCGTCCGGAAGGCGGCTCAGGTTCCGCTTTGTCTCGCTGTCCAAATCCTCAAGTTCGTGCCCAATGATCTCGACGCAGATGCCGATCAGAGCGATTGCATTGATATCCTGCATCCTATCCTGGAGGCGCTCGGCACTGTCGGAAACGACGGACAACGCGCTGTCGATGTCGATCCCCTCCCTAACATTCTCTAGAGCCGCAGTAGTCGGTTCCCAACGATTTGCGAGATTGTCCTCGATCTCGAAGCGGATCTTGTCAAGTCTATTCAGTATTTGTGGAAGCGAAGTTCGATCAATCCCTTCTGCGAGAAGGTGATGGGCGGCGCGATAATAGCACCCGCGATCTTCCTGTGCCGTGTGGGTCCATGTCTGTTTGATTTCGTCGAGCTTACCGACTAGCGACCTAAGGTAGGCGTCGACGCGGGCGCTGAGGATTGACTGGTTTCGGTGGAAACTAGTTCGAGCGGCGGCTTCCGGGGACGACGATCCGACAGCCGCTTCAAGGGTCGAAAGCAACTTCGACGTCTCTTCCAGCGTCGCGAGAAAATCTTGGAAATTATCTCTATAGGCCCGATAATTCTCCTCGATATCGTTCATGTTGGGCGGCAGCGACGGCGGTTTGAGTTCGCCTCGTCGTGCCGCAATTCCGAGGTAGGCGGAACTCACGGTGGTTGCGCCATCGGGGTCGATGGTGTCCAGAGCGGCCTTGGCGTTGTCTGCAATCGACCGAGCTTCAGCCAGCGCATTCTGCATGATCGGCGCCTGGTGGCGCAGGAAAGTCCGCACATTCTTCTTCTTCGCCTTGGACAACCGATTGGCTGCAGCCTGCCCGGCTCTATTTTTTGCTTGGATCTGAGGAAGTAAGTCCTCTCGAAAACTCGAATCGGTGCCGAAAAAATCGCGTGACGACGTAATGAGGACGTTCTCGACGAGGCCTCGTAGAATTGCCTTGGCTCGGTTGTCGACAAGTCCTTCTCGACCCGCCTTGTCTTTGAGGTTCGGATTCTCCGCGCGGGTAAAGGCGACGCGGCCGAAGCTGCGACGGTGGGACCAAAAATAACGTCCAGTGTGCCGACTCCGCCGTTCCTCAATGTTGAAGAAGTCGGCATCAGCCCGTCCGTAGGGCATCACCCGCAGCCCGTCCCGGTATATGGCTACGCCGGCATATCTTTCGGCTTTTAACCTGAGTTCGTCATGCATTTCCTTCGGATGAGTCGAACTGACCAAATCAATCTCGAAGGTTCCAATACAGAAGGCGAAAGGGCCGATCTTGTCCTGGTCTGCTCGCGACAAGAGATTCTTCGGCGGCATCTCCACGATGCCTAGATCTTTTCCGAAGGCCACGACCTGGCCTCTGAATCTTCCGGATTGATCAAATGACCCGTCGATGTAGTGTTCGAGCGCGTGCAGATCATCGGTTCCGAATGCTTGTGTATTCGATAGTACTGACCTGTTTCGACCGCCACGCTTTATGATGACCTCATATTCAAACTCAGGGTCTACGACTGATGTGGGCGCCATAAGTCCAGTATCCACCAGAGGCGGTGTGAACGGGTCGGTGAAGCCGGTCAAAGTTTCGACTAGACGCCGGCGGCTCCTTTGGTCTTCGTCGCCTATTGCACTTGGCTTAATCCAAGCTGATAGATCGTCTCGAATATCGATCATGAATATCGCTGTCCCATGATCCTCTAGGCCTACCGAAACGCTCCATTCGTTGAGAAGAAATTCGTTGATTCTTGACCTTGACCAAGTTTCCGCGATCGCCTTGCGTGTGGAGCGAAGGCCTTGATCCGACTCTTGGGCTTCAAGGCGCGTCCAACTCTCTAGCAGCGATTTTGAGCGACGATCCATCGTATCCGCGTCGGGCTCGAGGACAAGATTGGCCAACAGAGTCTCAGTCATCTCGACAACGCCGTCGACGATCTCGGCTGGGCAGCCAAATTCTTCCACCGGCAGCTCGATGTCGGAAAGTGACAGGAACGGATTCTCAAAGAGGCGCCAGTCGACTAGGACGACAGCGAATTTTCCGCCAGGTTTCTTCGACACCATCACTGTCGCGGGCGAAAGAAACGCGACAGACAGTCGGCCGATGCCCTTCTCGCCCTGCTTTACGCGCTTCCGCAGGCCCGCCGAGATCCTAAACGCTTCTTCATCTGGGTCCGCTTCGGTCTTGCTCTCCGTCCCGAGGACCAGCCATTTGCTGCGCAGATCTTCGACATCCATCCCGCGGCCGTCATCGAAGATGCATCCGACAGGATCGTCCGCTTCAAAGATATGGAGTGAGACGTTCCTGGCGTAAGCGTCGTAGGCGTTCTTCCAGAGTTCGCTGACGGCAGTCGGACTGTCCGCGATCTGTCCGCGTCCGAGGTGATCGATCGTCCGGGCTCGTGTCTGGAACGAGTAGCCCTTCATGCGGCCTCCGAATCGGTTCGGCGCCTAGCTTCCAGCACTTCTACCATCGGAGCTATCAGGGCCGTCGCCATCTGGACGGGTACAGCATTCCCGATCTGAGCACCGCCGGCCATGAGGCCTCCGGTGAAGACGAACCATTCTGGAAATGTCTGGAAACGCGCGGCATGCCTAAGCGTGATCCCATGTGGTTCGGTGGGGTGAACGAAACGTCCCTTCGACGGATTAATGCACGCGGTCGTCATTGTCGGGCCTGGAATGAAGGGATCGATCCGACCATAGACATCTGAATGACCGTTGTGTCCTTCATGGCATTTTAGAACTCGACCGGATTTGGTGCGGGATCCGCCGTTTTTCGGAGTTCGCTCGAACGCTGCCGTCAGGTCCGTATTGTGCCTCATGTGCAGATTGTTCTCGTCGTCGTCTTTCAGCGGCTGCGCAAACACTGTGGCGGCGGTCTTCCAGGGCGGCAGATCTCTGGGATTGCCTTGATCGGCCGGATCCACATGCGTGGCGGCCGGAGGCCATGCGCAACTGACGCGCTCCGAGCGATCGGTGCCGAGCAGAAAAATGCGACGGCGATTCTGTGGAACGCCGTAATCACGAGCATTCAGAATAAATGGCGGAGGCAGATCGTAGCCGTTCTCATTGGCAAGCCGATAGAAGGCATCGAGAAATTTTCTGTGCCGAGGCCAGAGCAGCCCAGGTACATTTTCGACAAGGAAGAAACGCGGCCTGATGACGTTTACATACTCGAAGTAGCGAAGCAGAAGCTGGTTGCGCGGGTCGTCAACGCCAGAGTCGTTGAGGCGGTGGGTAGAGAACCCCTGGCATGGAGGGCCACCAAGCATGATGTCGCACTTGCCAGGACGGATACCCGCCTCGGTCATGAACTCGTGAGGGTCCAGTTCAAGGACATCCTGCTCAAACAAGACAGTTCGGGTCAGCCCGTTGTCGATGAGATTCCTTCGATAGGTCGCGCAGGCGCTCTTCTGATTTTCGACGGCAGCGACAATTTTTACTCCTGCTTCGAGCGCTCCCAGGGAGAATCCGCCAGCGCCAGCGAACAGGTCCACTCCGATAATCTCGCTTTTCGCAGCAGGGGGACGGAGTGTCGAACTAGGATTGATCCTCTCTTGAAGCGGCGCTGAAGCGGGAATGGATGATTGCATCTCGTCTTTCCTTGCCCCCGTATCAAAAATCCCAGCAACCAGCAAAATCGTATGGGCAGTCAGGCTTCTGCCGCGATTCGAAGCGAAGGCTCCACCATTACCTGTCTAGACGATGGCGCAAAGCGATGGACATCTACTCACGAGCGAAGCGATCCAGGATAATGGCTTGTATCAAACGGCGGGACACGATGCCGGAGTTGCGTGTTAGACGAGCTCTTCACCGGTTGGGGTATCGATTCCGGCTCCATCGGAAGGATCTACCGGGCACGCCGGACATCGTACTGCCGCGGCACCGGACCATAATCTTTGTACACGGCTGCTTCTGGCACGGTCATCCGGGCTGTCCGAGAGCCTCGTCGCCATCGACTAGAAGGGAATATTGGGAGGCGAAATTCGCTGCAAATGTTCACAGAGATGAGCGAAACCAAGCCGATTTGATGGAACAAGGTTGGAGAGTTTTGACGCTGTGGGAATGCGAAACAATCAGATCAGCCGTGCTCGACGAAATACTGAAAGAGCGAATGAGGCAGGGCCTTCCGATGCGTGAAAATCAAAGCAGCCTCAAAGCCCTCTCAGTCGGTAGCTCATTAGATCTAGTGCCCGTGCCAAGGATGGCGCTGTGACCCAGAATATCGATATGAATCCGTCGCTGATGTCCACTTTTGGGTAGCTGAGGCAATTTGCTGAACCATCGCGATGGGCGCAAACTGGTCATTCAATTGGATCCTTTCGCTGACTCTTCGCCACAATTTGTAGCGCCTCATCTGATAGCGGACGCTGAAGGTTCACCGCTTCCAACCACTCCGCCCGCATCCAGACATCCATCTCCTCGGCCGTCGTCAGAATGACGGGCATGGCCTTCGGATGGATAGGTCCGACGACAGCGTTCGGCTCGCACGTTAGGAACGAATAGAGCTGTTGCTCGCCCTCCACGGGCTCGGCCTTGGTGCCGCGCGTGCCGGTCCATGTGCACCACATGCCGGCGAAGGCAAACAGCGGCCGGCTCTCGTCGAGGGCGAACCAGGTCGGCGTCTTGCGCGGCTTGGTGTCCTCATACTCGCAGAACGACGTCGCCGGCACGAGACAGCGATGCGCCGGGCCGAGCCAGCGCCGCCAGTGCGGGCTCTTGGTGTTCCGGATGTTGGTGACCGGCTTCTCGCCGAAGGCCTTCGGGCCGGGCATTCCCCAGCGCATCATCACCAGTTCGCGCTCGCCGTCATCGGCCGTGCGTACCACCGGCGCCGGATAGTCCGGGAAGATCGCGGGCAGGGACGGCAGGTTGCCGGTGCCGTCGCGCATCGCCCGGGTGAACTCCCGAATCGCCTGCTGGCCCTTGGTCAAGCTGTAGAGGTTGCACATGCTGTGGAGTGTGTCCGACGGCTGCGAGGCGCGCAAGCTGGATGGGCACCCGCTAGCGGGGGCTAATTCTTCCCGTTCTCTCGCTGGCGTGCTGCGGCTTCTTCCTCGGCAAGGTCAAGCAGATAGGCCAGAAAGTCGAAGCCGTTTGCTCTGGCGATCGCCTTGAGGTGAGCGCACTTTGCCTCGATCTTCGCGGCGGCCGCACGTCGGTTTTTCCCATTGGACAGAGCGTCGTTTCGCGACTTGGTCACGGTTCATCGGCTTCGGGTTGGCAGGCTGGATCCGGCAATTTCTCCTCGATGGCAACTTCGTGTGCCATCTGAAGGAGGTATGCCAGAAACGGTAGCCTGGCCGTGGTCGCAACCTCATGCAGCTCGTAGGTCATCGCACCCACATAGTTGGCCACGTCAGCGGCTTGAATCGGTATCGCTTCGCGTCCCCTTTCCATCAGGCGAGCCCTCCTTTTGGTTGATTTGTTATATTGACATAATTTAAGGGTGTAGAGAACCTGATGGGCAGCGCCCCGGTATCCGGGTGTTCCGCCCGAAGCGAATGCGTCCCCGGATTGACCGCGTTCCTATTTTGTTCTCATTGTCCGCTTGATGGAGCGTCTGTGGGAATACCCCTTTGTGGTCGTCAGGATCGCTTGCCGGGTCTGCAACCGGCAAGGACGCTATCGGCTCGCGCGCCTGGCGCACCGGTTCGGCTGCGACATCACGCTGGACCAACTCGTCGACGAGTTGTCACGCGACTGCCCTTTGCGGGATCCGAAGGTAAGGCGCAAGGCCACGATCGGCGAGGGATGCGGCGCACACCTTCCGGACCTCGGCGGCACCTTGCCGCCCGATTTGCCTCCGAGCCCAGGTCGGGTCCGTGTGATCACCGGTGGAAAGGCGGCCGGGTATGAGCGCGGAAATCCGGCTCAACCGTCCGCAGCACGGACGCGCTCAGGAGGTGGAAGTTGAACCCGTCTGAATTGGCATCTCCGGTTTGGCGGTGGGTTTGCCACGACCCTTCTAACCTGTTGATTTTAAAGACCTAGGGTTGCCACTTGGTTTGCATCGAAGTCGTTGATTTTTGGACAGATCCTATTGACTACGAATCTGGGGGTCGGGGGTTCGAATCCTCCCCGGCGCGCCACTCAAATCAATGACTTAGCGGAAAATCGCGAAGCGGCCATTCTGGGCCAGGTCGCAGATAGGTCGCACCGCGACCGAACTTGCCGCGCCGAACCCGGTTCGGCTGGTTCGTTCGCGTCTGCCAGGTGGCGCAACTGGCGCCTCTAGAGTGATTGGCCTGACAGCGACGGCGTCGGCGGGTGCTCGCTTCTGCAGGACCCGCCGGGACGGCGGCCGCTCCCGGCGGCTAGCGCCTGACGGTGTCGTCCTCCTTCGGGCCAATCTCGGCGGGCTTGAAGACATAATGCTGCCGGCGCACAGAGAGAGCGATCTGCTTTGATCCATCAACACGGGTATGCCAGCGCAGCGATGGGTTCTGATCGCATGAGCAAGGCCCCCGTTCTTTGTCAGCATGGCAGAGATAACCCCCGGGGGGGGTATGCCCCCGACCGCCGCGGGTCCCATCGCGCAGGAGGCTCCAGACCTCCCTGGCGGGCCTCCTGCTAACCCAAATTGAGAATGCGTGGCCGGCCCCATAGGTTGTTCCGATTGGCTCGCTCGGTAGCCAAACCCAAATCGTGTGAGATGCGCGCAATCTCGAACAGCGCGAGAGCCATGGGTTCGCTAGGGTCCTTGCCGTTTCGCACTCTCTGCAGTTGCAGCCAAGCATTTGTGGAGAACGGGAAGTCTACCAAAGGTCCTGACATGTGTTCGCTATGTGGTCTGGAGGCATCATCGGATCGACCATAAGCAGAAATTCCAGATAAATTCCGTCTCTGGTTAAGGTGCTGGTTGAGGTTGGTCGGATGGGGCGTCCCGATACGAAAAAGCGCGCGCGGTTTATTGAGAGGTATGTGGATGCCGGGAATGCGACTGAAGCCGCGCGCTTTGCAGGCGTTCCCGCCGGCAGCGCCCATACAATGGGGAGCCGGTGGCTGAAATCTCCCGAAATCGCGGCGCAGATTAGGGCCCGGGTTGAGGCCGAGCTGGGCGAACTCGCGCCGACCGCCGTGGCGACAATCGCCGAGCTTATGGCTAATCCACAGACGCCGCCCAGCACGCGACTGGCAGCGGCACGCGATATCCTGGACCGATTGGGCTGGGTGCCGCCAAAACGAGTAGACACGGCCGTTGAGCTCCAGGAGCGAGACCTCACGGAGCTCTCACTCGTGGAGCTTCATGAGGTTGCCGCTGGGCGGAAGGGAGTCCGCCTCGACGACGAAGCTCTTGAGATCATCGCGGGCGAAAAGATGCCCGAGGGGCATTAA